CCAACGAATGTAGCTGTACCTGAAACGTTAGCTTGATCATAAGTCTGTGTAGCTGAACCAGCTAGTGACAATAACGAAGCAATAATTTCCTGGTCAATTTCAGCAGTAATTTCTTGTGCCAAAGCTGCCATGATTTCTGCTTCAACGTCAATACCTTGTTGGGCTTGTGCGTCTTGAGCGGCTTCAAATGTCCAGCGAGCTGACAACTTACGTGTCTTAGCTTCAACTGTTTGTTTCAAGATCTGGATGCTCATTCTGTTACCAGCGGCACCTTCTAAAGTAGCTGTTGAAGCTGCCTTAGCGTTCGTGCTGTTTTGGTTACCAGAATATGCTTCTGCAATCTTGAATGGGCTTAGTGCTTCTTCACCAGCTACAACGCCTGCGCCACTGCTGTTGTCAGCGTAACGTACACGTAGAGTGTGGATCTGACCCACTGGGCCTGTCATTGGTTGTACACCAACTAACTCGTTAGCAATAACGGTTGGCATAACGCGACGAATCACTGGAAGAATCACGCGGTTTAATGTTGAGACGTTGCCGGCAGAAGTGGCACCAGCTGTAGCAGATTCTTGCAAATACTTGCGAGTATTCTCAAGAGTCACGCCCATTACTGATTTTTTTGTGCCTTGTAAGCCTTCTAATAGGGCTTCTTTAGTTTCTGCCCAACGTCCATTTAGTAGTTCTGACATTTAAATTTCTCCTTAAAATTTTAGTCCTGCGAGCTTGCGAATATCAACGATATTGCTATCTGTCTCGCTGCTACGGGTGGTGTTGGAAATCTTGTTTCCGGTTACTTCTTTAGCCTCTACTAGTGCCTGTTTCTTCTGCGGAGCTTGACCAGCAACTACTGCTGGTAGGTACTTGTTAAAACTTTCTTGAAGTTTAACAGTCTTTACATTCTCCATCAACTCATTCATGATACCACGTTGTTCTGCGTTTAGCGGAGCAACTAGTTCACTAATGATTGTTTTTCTTTCTTGAGCTTCTTTCAAAGCACGTACTTCTGCTTGTTTACTTTCTAGGATTTGTTCAGCTTGAACAACTGCCTTGGCAGCTTCTTTGATAGCTAAATCTTTCAAGTCTATGACTTTGAGTAATTTTGCAGTTTCCGATTTTTCATTTAGGTAGCTGGTCGAGTACTCTGCGGCAAAAGCCTCAAATAACTTACGACCAAAATCTGCACGACGAGCAGCTTCGATGTCTTCTCTCAATGATGTAAGTTCAGAACGCAAGTTCTGTGATACAACACCTTCGACCATCTTAGCGGCACGTTGAACAAATTGTTCTTTGACCTTCTTGATTTCTTGACGACCTTCGCGGACTAAACGTACTTTGGTTTCAGCCAACTCGCGTTTGTCTTTGAAGAATTCTGTGATTTCCTGGGCTAGAGCCTCAACTACGAATGATTCCAATGCACCAAATTTATTGGCCATTGCAACTTGATCTTCGTGTAGTTCAGAAACTTCAGAAGCCAACTGACGTGTAACAAATTCCTTCATTACTTCAGCATCTTTCTTCATCTTCTTAGCATACTTGACTTTCATTTCTGAAAGTTGACGACGATCATCTGCAAACTCAACAAGCTCAGTTGATAATTGTTCAGAGATCATACGATCCACTGCTTCAATCATTGTGTTCTTGTCATGCTCATATTTTTGTGCAAATTCTTCGCGTAGTTCTACAGCAACTGCTTGACGGGCTTCGTTAATACGCCCTTCAAATGCTGCCTCAATAGACTCTTTGATCTCCGCAGAAATCACATTGTTTTCAAATAAACTTTTTAGTGCATCCAACATGTGATTCTCCTTTTATTGGAGTTTGCTTATTATATTCAATAAGCTCTCTTTGAGATATTTCTGTGCTTTAGGGTCGCCCTTAACCTCTTCCGCTATGCGTAAGGCACTTAATCCACCACGACTACTCATCAGGTGTTCATAAATTGGTGTAGGGTATGCTCCCGGAGCACTAGGTTGAGCCACCATATCTACTGTGATGATCTCAAAATCCGATACTTCACCGGAACCGTTATCGCTAACGTTCCCGGATCCGCGGCTTGAAACTCCTAACTTAACACCGCTTTCTAACATGGTTTTAATCAAGTTACCCATTGGTGTAGGTAGGATTTTTAATTTTCCGTAACCGTCTGAGCCATCCATCCACATGTCTGTGACCATATGGCATACACGGTCTAGGTTTATTTTTAGGTCGTCTGGATGATCTACTTCGCCTAGTACTGAGTATCCGCCGTCCATTTGATCTTTGAGGGTCTTGACAGCCCTAGCAATCTCTCTTGCAGGATAAACTCTCTGATTTTGATTCCGCTTGTCGCCTTGGATAAAAATCCCTTTCATATAGAGATTTTTACCCGCCTCGCCATCGGACTCAACGACCATTTTGGCTTGGTCAAAACTCAGATTTTCGCGTAGATAGTTCATCAATTATACCTGATTAACTACCAATAGTGCTTTTCTTATTAGCACCATTGTCGCCAGTCGCTTTCTTTTCTGCACCGTGACCAGCTGATACTCTAGTTGTGAATGCCTTACCAGCTTTGCCGGGTACAGTATTCATGTTACCAAAGTTCTCTTCTTTTGTGCTTGGGTTTAGCAAGCCACCTTTTGTGCCTTCACCACTAGCAACGCCGCCTTTAGCGATATTAGCAGATGTACCGCCCATATCGTTCTTACCAGCTACTGTTGATTTGGTGTTTGCACCGTTGTCACCGTGTTTAACAGTTCCAACTTTTTCTACATATTCACGCATGAACATGTCGTTCTCGTCCATTTCTGGCTCTTCTGCAGGCATGTCCATATCGCCGCCCATGTGCTCGTCGCCCATGTCACCCATGTGCTCTTCGCCTTCTTCGCCGGCCATTAATTGTTCAAATTCTGCACGGAGGTCGTCAAGTGCATCTTCTAGATCTTGAACGCGGTCTTCAACATCGCCTTCGCCATCCATGTGCTCTTCACCTTCTTCGTCGTCTCCGTCCATTTCGATATCGCTAACAAAGTCGTCACTAGCGTCACCGCCGATGTCACCTTCGTCATCGCCATCTTCGTGTTCTGCTTCGCCCATTGCAAAGTTTTCTTCCATTTCTTCGTCTTCATCTTTAGATTCTTCTACATCGAAGTCTTCAGAAAGGATGCCTTCATAGATTTGGCGGGATTTTTCGACTACTAGCTGATGGAATAATTCCTTCGCTTGGTCTGTTTCGTCGTTTACTAAATGCTCAAGCATCTGCTCGAACTTTGATCGATCAGTCATGTTTATCTCCTAAAAGTGGTTGTAAGGCTGTCAAATATATTTACAATATATTACAAAAACGCCGGTGAAACGGCTGGTTTTTAAGGTATTATACCGCAGAGATATTTACCTTTTGATTTAAACTCTCATCAAGCAGGTGGAGCTGCCGGAGTTTTGTACATTTTTTTCACAAACTCTAGTTCTTTTTGCTGTTCTAGAATATGTGAATCGCTAGCTTTGCGTAGCTCATTGATCTGTCTTAGGGTCAATCTTGTCTTGCGAGTATCTTTACGATGCAGTTCTGCACTGTCGCGAGACGGATTATAGTGCATGTCGCTAGACACACCCTTGCTATCTCTGTCCATTGAAAATAGTTCTCTAAGTATCATATCAAATATTTATGCTGTTGGAGCGGCATTTGCACCAGGTGCCGCACCACCGGCAGGCGATGTTCCGGGTACTGCTCCGGCAGGAGTAGCGGCTGCGCCGCCAGCTTCACCTTCCATTCCGGGAGGAGCAGTTTGATCTGCCATACCACCGAGATCGCTTTCGATACCTGCCTGGCTAATACCTGCGCCACGCATTTCGCTTGAACTGTCGGTTGGTGTAACTTCGCTTTCGCCTTGTTCTTCTGCCCACATGCGTTCGTTTTCTGCCAACTCTTCATCACTCATACCTAAGAATCGTTTCATAGCAAAGCGTTTGCTCATGAAAGGTATTTGACTCATAGTTTGGAATTGTGGTACACGCTGTCCGTCTAGTTCTGCTTGACGGTATGTGGCAAAGTTCTGCGGTGGTTGAAATTTAAGTTCAAACAGACTTGAATCAATATTAACACCTTTTTCATTTAAGAACAGTTTAAATTCCATATCAATTACTTCTTGCATTAGACTCTGTAGACGCATGCAATAGTTATTAAAACGCAATTCTTGAATGTAAGCAGTGCCAACACGCCCGTCATTATACTGTGCTTGACTGTCATCTGCACCTGTAGGCAAGTAGCTACTTGGAATACGCAAGCCACGGAATAGTTTGTTGGTAAAATATTTTAAGTCGTCAATTTCAC